ATGGGTATTGCTTCGGGAAATCCTATGCAAATTATTCAGGGTTCTGTTGATATGCTTGTCAATGGGTTTAAACTTTTCGACTCAAAAACAAAGGCGGCTGAAAAGGATATCAAGAAACAACAGGAACTTATCGATTCACTGAAGAAATCGTATGATGATTTAGAGGATTCAGTAAGCAAAGCATTTTCTACTGCAAAGGCTCAATTGGTAACTGCCGAAATGCAAAATTTGAAAGCTCAAAACGAAGCAATTACAAAGCAAATTGCAGATGAGAAATCAAAGAAAAAGGTAGATAACGGAGCATTGACTAACTATCAGGATGCTATTGATGCCAATAAGAAAAAGATTGAGGAACTAAAAGATTCGTATATCGAAGCCCTGACCGGCACCGATGTGATGTCGGCCATTGATTCACTCGCCAATGCTTATGCTGATGTATGGACCAGCGGAGAAGATAGCGCAAAGAAATCATTTGAAGTTGTAAGGGGTTGGATAAAAACCGCTTTGATAGATCAACTTAAAAATAAACTTCAACCGGAAGTTACAGGAATAATGAATGCTATTGCTTCGGCCATGGAAGATGGCACCATTTCCCAATCAGAGCAGGCAGCTATTGACGTACTTACCAACGCACTTGACGCCAAAGCAGCTCAATACAAAAACGCACTCGATCCGTATTTGGAAGACTCGAAAAAATCAGGCGTAACCGGACAACTTTCGGCAGCCACTACCGAAGCTACATCTTCACAGCTTGTTGGACTTTGGACGATGACTTCGCTCGATATTCGTTCCATTAAAGAATGGCTTTTGTATGGCAATAAAGTGGATCAGGCCAAAACTGTTGATATAAGTGGCATGGTAGGAACAATCATGGAACACACTAGACAAATAGCGCTCAATACCAAGCTGACAGCTGATAATGCAGGAAGAACTGCAGATAATACAAATGGATTAATTGATGTTCTAAAAGACATAAATAATAACACTAAAGGAACCAGAAGCAGGGGGTAACAATATGAAAGACACAATATATTTAGCCGAACAGGCCAAGATAGTAGGCGGGTGCCAAAATGGTTTATCCCAGCTCAACAAAGCCAAAACCGAACAGGATTTAGTGAATTGCTATTTTTCCAATATAGATTTTTGTTTAGCCAAAAATTTCCCGGGAAACGAATATTTAAAACGATCCGGGAATACACTGATATCAGAAATGGTATTTGTGGATTGCCAAAGAATGTTCAAAAATCCAGAGAAACTGGTTCTTCTTGGTAAATGCGATTGCAATGTTGAATTAACGGATTATTCGGTCAGCCGGATCTATGTAAAACACGATTCGAAACTTATCATTAAGGCTTCTGGAAACGCTTTTGTAGTAGTGGATGCACTGGATAACTCAAATGTGCAAGTAGAGCGCACAGAAAACGCCCGTGTGATAGTAAACACATACTCAAAAGCCATTTGTACCGGTGCGACAAAAATAATCGCTAAGAACGCAGAAACGTACGATTTACATCCAATTTGAAATTATAAAGGAAAATGAAACTAACAGCAAGACAGGAAATATTCTGTAACGAGTATTGCATTGATTATAATGCCACTAGAGCGGCTATTAAAGCCGGCTACAGTGAAAGAACTGCTACATCTATTGGATGTGAAAACCTAACAAAACCTGATATTAAATCACGAATTAATGAATTGCAGTCAAATTTATCTGAAGCGGCGGGCATTTCCGCCCTTCGTGTGCTGAACGAACATAAGAAAATTGCATTTTCAAGTGCCGGAGACTTACGAAGCGGTTGGACAAAGCTAAAAGACTTTGAAAACCTAACAGAAGAGCAGAAATCATGCATTCAAGAGGTATCTACGAAGTCAGAACGAAGATTTGAAAAGGTAGGGGAGGATAATGTACTTGTTGAGGAAGAATGGGTTAAGATAAAGCTGTACGATAAACAGAAGTCCTTAGATAGTATCAGCAAGATGCTTGGTTATGATGCACCACAACAAGTAGAACTTGGAATCAAAGGCTCTATTGGTATTAAAGATTGGATTAGTTCAAAAGCAAAAACAAAATGATCTATATCACTCAAATGCCTTAGTACAGCACATAGGTGGCATATCCACTGCAATAGAAATCATTTAAAAGCATTTGTATTGGCACAACAGAGAAAGCCGCTTAAAACGCATGAATCCAACTAATAATATCAACAATTTATAAAATCATGGCAAAATACAGCAAAAAATTGGTAGAAAGCATCTGTGAACTACTCAGTACTGATAGTTATACAATTGCTGAAATATGTTCATTGTCAGACATTTCAGAACGTTCCTTTTATGATTGGCAAGCTAAATATGCAGAATTTGCAGACGCTATAAAAAGAGCAAAGAAGGGGTTTGATGATTTTGTCATCGTTGAGGCAAAGAAAAGCCTTATCAAAAAGATTAGAGGTTATACTGTTCAAGAGGTCAAATCGGTAACTGTAGACACAAAGAAGCTAGATGATGATGGAAATCCTATCTTTAAGGAGAAAGAAAAAATAGTTACAGATAAGTACTTTCAACCCGATACGGCCGCAATTATCTTTACACTTTGCAATCGCGATCCTGATAATTGGAAGAACAGAGTTGATAATAACGTAACCGGTGACATGACGCTTAAGTCTGAGCTTGACAAACGCTCCGACGAGGAGCTGTTGAATATCATTAAGAATGGAGAAAAGTAAAAACATATTATTGACTAGGGAAATTGAACGATTAAAGAAAAAAAATGATGACAAAAGAAGAAATACAGAATGCTCTTAAGAGTTTAGAACTGGTACAGAATTCAAAAAAGAGATTGGGAAAATTAAAGATTGATTGGGAAACCGATTTAGAACAAATGAACTTTTCGCTATTACGATCAACCCCGGATTGTAACATAAAAAACTCCCGAATGGATAAAATTGATCCAAGAACTGAAATGGGAGACAAAGAAGAGTGTGCAAGAGACTTTCTTAGGGATCCAGCTACACATGCTTTGATTGAATTCATTGAAAATGGAAATAAAATCATTCCTCCATTGTATGTTAGGCAGTTCGAGTATGATGGAGAAACTTTTTCAACAAAAGAAACTTCGTTCTTCGGAAGAACCGATGGTGGTCATCGAGTATTTGTTAGCATGTACCTGGGATTAAAAGAAATTCCCATAATTGTACACGATAAGATTACGAAGTATAGTTTTCCTGTAGACAAATGGGATTTTGAATGTATGGACGAAGGTTTTACCGCTAAAAGTAAAAATGGAGAACATAAAATAGAGTTCGACAATAGACGTTTATGGATTGAAAATACTATGTTTCCTGACAACATTTTAGTGATTCAGTGTTAATGATAATCAATAATAATCTTTAAAAATTTTACTAAAAACGCCTTTGGACTCCACTTTCCAAAGGCGTTATTTCTTGCTAGATAGACGTTAGCAGCACCACAGTAACCTCAACTATATTGGTCCTACACATTGATCATCAAATAAAAATAAACTCGAACAAAGCATGGTGTATTGTTTTGGGTGATAATGATAAAACCCGTGTTGTGTATTTTATTTTAAATAACTACATTTGAAGATTGTTTAACTTTAAAATTAGTGAAATGAAAAAAGCTTTTATTATTTGTTTTATATTACAACTAACGGTATGTTTAAAAGGACAACAAATAACAGACTCAACACTTATTATGTGTCAAGTTCAAAATGGTATAGATGGTGCTAGTTTAGGAAAATCATTCATACAATACTGCATGTTATCGTTAGATATAAATGTTGACAATGGTACAATATTGATTGTTTCGGGATATAAACATTGCGACGATGAATCTATATTGCAGAAAAAGGCTGATTATTTAGAAGTAATGTATAAAGGGGAAGAGTATTATGTTTCTCCGGGATCTGTAAAATTTGCTGAAGATATTGACTATATATCATTGCTAAAAAAGATGGACTCCGAACAGTATGAAAGATTTAAAAAGCATGCAAAGTATTTAGGAGAAATATATCATGATGGGAAAATTACAGAGATTCATGATTTTTTAAAATCTTGCAAACCAAAAGGTCTCTCGGTATTGAATTTTAGTATATTTGATGAGAGCGAATATACAGATGGGACAAGTGCCAAAGTTGAAGTTTGGAATCCAACTTCAAAGATAATTAAATATATCTGGTTTAATTTAGTTGGATATAATTCAGTTGATGATGTCGTATATAAGTCTGGAAAGCCAACTGTGACCGTAAGAGCAATTGGCCCAATTGAACCACAAAGTAGCTCCGCATACACGTTTAATTATGTTTGGTTTACAGACTTAGTACAAAGAGCTAAAATTTCATCTATTACGGTTAAATTTATGGATGGAACCATAAATACAATAAAAAATGAAAAGGCAATAGAATTGTCAAAAGAGCAGTACAAATACATTAAACAAGAATAATTTCAAAATAATTAGCAAAATATTTGGTAGAATAGAATATTGTTCGCACATTTGCATCGCTAAACAAATTATTACTCGAGCAACTGAAATATGTTGCCCACTTTTTAAGTGGCTTTTTTTATGCCATGACTGTAGATATTTTATAGAGACGGCTGTATTTAATCCTATTCTTTTTTGAGCT